CGAGTCCCGCCTAGCCCAATCGTACCTCCCCCCTCCCCCGCCTGCGGATATTGCGTTTGCCGAGGCTCGCGCAGCCAAGGCAAGCGAAGTCGACTATGCCAAGCAGATGGCCTTTGGTCGCCAGCTCGCCACCGCCGTCAACAAGGCGTGGGATAAACTAGAAGCCGACCAGGCGGAAGCCAAGCGAGTCTCCGGCCTGAAGGATGCCCGTATCGCCGAACTCCAGAAGGAAATCGAACGGGTCAAGAAGGACGCCTCCGCCCAGACTTGGACGCTCGTCGGTGCCGGACTCGCCGTCATCGGCGCGTTGACCACCGCCTTCCTCGGCCCCCGCATCGGCATCCCCCTCCTACTCTGCGGGGCGTTCTGCGGCTCTGTGCCGTTCATAATCGACAGTCCGTATTTCGAGTACATCGCCGGGGCCACCCTGCTGGTCGCCGCCGGCCTCGGCCTCTGGTGGCTCGCCGATAAGGTACGGGATTCCGTACGTTCCAACGACCATGACGAAACGCCGCCAAAAGAGTAAGGTCAAGTGGGTCAAACTTGGTCGCCAGAGAGCCTGGGGTCAGGCTACCATCGGCGAAGGGCTGATTGAAATCGACCCCCGCCTCGGTGCCAAGCGGCAGTTGGAAGTCCTCTGCCATGAGCAAGTCCACCTAAATTTCCCAGAGGCCAGCGAAGCCCAAGTCGACCGCGCCGGCAAAGACCTCGCCGCCATGCTCTGGGATCAGGACTACCGCCGAGTCCTCCTAGCCCCCAACGCCAAGCCCCCCAAGATTTCGTGAGTGCTGCCATCCCCCCTCCCACCCCGGACGATATCCCGATTAGCCTGCGCGACGTGGGCATGGGGTTCGCCATTGGAGCCTTGTCTTGGCTTGTCCGCTACTTCTGCTCCACCGAGAAGCAGACGCTAGGGTACATCGCCCGTCGCACCGCCACCGCCGGCCTGACCGCCATCCTCGTCGGCATGGCCACCAAGGGGTACTTCAACTCCGAGGGCATGGCCTTCGGTGCCGCCGGCGCGGCGGCTTACGCCAGCCCCGAATTGGTCGACTACGCCCTTTCTAGGCTTCGGAAGGGTAAGTAGTCGCCCCTGACCCTGAAAAGCCTGCCACGGGGCGGCTAGGCGGCTTTCTTGGGGTAGGGGAGGACTGGGTACTTCAGCTTCTTCATCAGTTCCTTCTTACGGGTCTTGGAACAGTTGAAGTAGATGTACCGATACTTCATGCTGCTGAAGTATTCCTCGACCATGTCTTCTCCGAACTGCTCGATGATCTCCTGCTTGGCCATGCGTTCCCGCCGGCGGTAGACCGTACCACCAGCGTTGTCCGAAGCGTTCTTCGGCCTGAAGTACTTCATCTTGGGGCTGACCCCCGTATAAATCCAGTTCGTCGCCTGGTAGATATATCCCACATGACCCTGCTCGGAATCGGCAAAGGACACGATGATTTCAAAGGGGCATTGGCGAATGGCTTGTCCGACAAAGAAGCTTTCCGTGTTCTTGGGCATCGAGTCCTCGACCCATAGGCGGTTGAACTCCACGACGTTCTTGCTCTCGTCGTCGCCACAGATGCCGTTGCAAAGGGTGTACGAAGACGGCTTACCGAAGACAATCACGCCGACCAGCCGGCCTTGCTGGAAGAAATCGTCGTTAGTCTTCTCGTCCGTGAACAGGCCGAACGCCGCCGAGCAGGAACATTCCCTATGCAGGTAATGATTCTTTACGATGGTATCCATCGCCAACCGATAATCGATGGGACGGACGTGCAGGGTGGACACGATGCTCATGCGTCGTATTTGGTGCCTTGGTAGTACAATGCCGCCCCCACCTTGCGGGGTTCGATGATGCCGTTGGTCACCATAGCCTTAATCAGGGCTTCCGCCTGGTCGCGCTGGAGTTTGTGATCCGCCACCAGTTCCTCAAGCAAAGCCCCCCGGCTCAAGCGGGGCTTGGACTCAAAGTGCCGATACTGCTGCCCGACCTTGAGCAGCTCGAAACCGCCGGCCAAGGGGGCGACCTCCCAGAACACCCGGTCGTCCGAGTGCTTGAGTTTCAGGACAAGGGTAGGCTTGCCGTCGGGCGTCCGCATCCCGGCTTCCTTGCCGCGCTTCGACAGGTTGAACGAGAAGACCGGCAAGTCCTTCGACTCCCGACGGATGTTCAGGACGGCACGGACATAGTTCACCAACTCCGCCCCGCCCGTACCGCTGTACATCATGTCCGAGAAGGTCTGGCCGTCCGTGACCTCCTTGGCCTTCGGCTTGCCTTCGTGGTGGATCAGGATGGCGATGCACCCCGTCTCCTTGAGCATCGGCTCCAGCAGCCCACGGCAGAAGTTCGTCACGTCGACGTTGTCGTTGATGTTGCCGCCGATGTAGGCCATCAGCGGGTCGAGTACGATGACGTCCAACTTATGCCGGACGATGATCTTGCGGGCGAGCTGTATGATATCCTCGCCGCGCTTCGACGATTCGTTGAAGAAGTGCAGGTGCTGCCTGACCATCGCCTTCTCGTCGTTGTTGAGCCTCATGCCCGACATCACCCCTTGGAAGGACTGGGCCATGTCGCCGACGTCGCCCTCCGCCTGGAGGACGCCCATCTTCAGCGGGTGCTTCGCTGGGATGCCGAACAACTCCCGTCCGCAAGCCCACGACATGGCCATCTGCATGGCGAAGGAAGACTTGCCGATGCCGGACTGCGCGGTGATCAGCAGCGAGCCGCCCTTCTGCAACCAGCGTCCGTGGCCGATGACCGTGTTCGGGTCGTTCAGGACGTCGTAGTTCTCAAGGACATCTGTCGTGACTTCCTCGGGGAAGTCCTGACCTTCCCGCCACGCCATGAACTCGTCCCAGTCCAGCGAACCAATCTTGAACGCCACTATTTTCTGCTCGTTCTCGCCGCGCATGATGCCCCCCAGCCGGCTCCAGCGGGAAGGGTTCTTGTTCTGCGGGTCGGGTTCGTGGTCGGAAAGGTAGTCATACACCGTATTACGGCGTTCCTCCCATTGCTCCTTGGTCTGGGCGTCGACACGCACCCAAGCGTGGACCGACTTGCCGCCCGAGTCGACGAGCAGGCTGATGGGCAGGTTGGACTGCTGGAAGATGGCGATCTGCTCGTCCTTGGCCTTCTTGTCGAACTCGACCAAGACGTGTCGGTAGGCCGACACCGAACCGTCCGTACCCGTGAAATCGTCGGGCGTGAAGGGGTTGATACGAATCCAAGCCCCCGACTCCGTGCCGGCGAACTTCGCAGCCCCCACGGCTCCGGGGCCGAAGAACTTGGTGATCCACTCGGCGCGGGTCAGGAAGATGCCCTTCGACGCTGGGAACCACTTGCCGTCCTCGGTCTGGCCGGCCTCGTTCGTGATGCAGATGATGTCCTCGTCCTTGAAGCAGTTCAGCAGCACGTCGGCGGTCGTGAACGGCGTCTGCACGTCGACCAGCTCGGCGACACGGTTCGGGTCGAAGACGAAGCGACCGTTTGCGCCGACCCGGCGTTCGTTGTCCTTGCCCTTCGACAACCAGCCCTTCTGGCGTTCGTGCGGCTTGACGTAGGCGTCGTTCAACTTGTGACGCAGGTCTTTTTCCGACCAAGGCGGCGAGCAACGGGCGTTGAACTCCTGAAGCAACGCCCAGGCGTCCGACCACGGCAGGTCGAAGCCGTTGGCCAGAATGCTGGCGGCGCGGTAGGTGGCGGGGTGTCCGCCTTGGCCGGCGACGGCGGCAGGCAGTTTGGCGAGATAGGCTCTCGCCCCGGAAATACGATCTTCGGTGGTCATGGTGGCTTTTTGACTTGTGACTTACAGGCTACCCCATTGCAAGGCCATAGCGTCGGCTATGCCTTGGAATGTTTTTGCGCTTTCTTTCCAATTTTTGCTAGTCCCCCTTGAATATGACTGACCTCTTTTCTTCCCCCCAGTATTAGAAGGAAGATATGGAGTGTGATTATCAACTATACAGGTAGAAATCAAAGGAGGGAGATTCTTTAACCACAAAAGCGTTCTTTTGGGAAAAGGATGGCCAAATTCATATGGTTGAATTGCTTGAGAATATTCAGGCAATTCAAACACTTTCATTGGAGTTGGATTTTCTACTGCAACCCTTGGGCAGTTTGAATTAAGAATTTTTAAAAAGAAATCCTTGGCTTGTAATCCAAGTTGATACCTTTCTTCATTCAAAATTCCGCCTTTGTAAGTCCACCTTGCCCCAGCTCTGGAAAGGTAAGTGCATGGCGGGTGAGCGATAATCATGTCCCAGCCTCGGTCGATGATGTCGAACACATCGCCTTGGTAGTGCGGACCAGGGACGTCGGTTGGCAGGATGTCACAAGACATGGCGTCATGTCCTGCTTTGATGAAGGCATCCCGGACTGTGCCGGAATACTCGCATGCGATTAGGATTTTCATAGGTGGCAAAATCTTTATCCCCACGCCACCCTACGGCGTCAACCGTAAAAGTATTTCATCTGGATACGCTTACCGTCGAAGAAGCGAAGCCTGATTTGCTTCATCTCACCGGCCTTGACCAAGTCCAATGCCCATACCCGTGCCGTCGTGCGGTGAACCTTCCATTCCTTCTTCAACTGATCCAAGTCTTTAAAGCCTTTCGGAATCTCGTCAGCCCCCTTGGACTTCAGCTTCCAAAGTTTCTTCAGGATGTCTTCGGTCTTCATACGGGTAAAATCCATTCATCTTGGCCGTGCGGCTGCTCATGCACCCACGGTATGAGTTTCTCGTCCGTATAGTAGCCGAAGACCATGCCTTGCGACCAGGCGAACGTGGCCCTGCGCGTATTGGCGTAATCCATAGCCCCCCGGCGGGTCAGGGTGCCGACGCTGATGCCCGTCGGAGTATCGTCCCGGCGTCCCGTCATGCGACCGACCTTATGGGTATGGGCGAAGATAACATTCCCGTACATCTCGGCCATGTCCCGTGGGGCGTTCTCCCCGTAGACGGTGCCGTGCGTGAACTTGTAGTTGGCCAACTGGAACGCCTGCCAGATGCCCGTGTATTCGATGAACAGGGCTTTACGCTTACGGCAATGCTCGGTGATATCGTTGATCAGGCGAAGGGCATAGCCGGAATAGACTTCGTCGTCCGAGGCCGCTTCGCGCCATAGGCGTACCTCATGGTTGCCGGCCAGCACGACGTTCGGGCGGAGCTGGTCTAGAAATTTCAGCCCCCCGCCGATATCGGGTTCGACGGCGTCGCCCTTGCCCCGTGCCGACGACATGAAGGGGGTCATGTCCACGAAGTCGCCTAGGTGGACGGTCATATGGGGTTTCCACCGTTCCTTGAACTTGAGGACGCCCTCGATGGCCTTCGGGTCGGCATACATCCCGTGGGAGCAACCGACCGCCATGAACCGCTTCCAGCCTTTATTGATGTTCATTGTTATTGTTAGGCAGGTGTTTAGGGGGTCGGCCAATGCCGGACCAGATGAAGGACACCTTCATCCGGGCGGCGGCTTCCTGCACGGCGCGGATGCTATACTCGTAGGCATAGGCTGTCTCCTTGGCGGTCAGGCCGTTCCTGATGCCCTCTAGGACTGCCAGCCTTGCCGGCGGACGCCCGTAGCAATTAATCTTTTGCCTGCTCATCGGTTGAGCAGGTTGACCGCCTGGTGATCGCCGTTGTGCAGTTCCCAGAACTCGACGTTGGAGCGGCGAAGGGTCGGCAGCACGGTGCGCTTCCACTTGGCCAGCTCGGCGGCGAACTCGTCCCGGCTGTAGGCCACAAACTCGGGATGCTCGACCTTACCCCCGTCGAGGATGACGAGCAGGGCGTGGCAGCGGCGGGGCATCTTATGGGTATACTGGGTAAGGTTGATAGGGGGCTTTCTCATGTGCGATGTTTGGAGGGTTTGAGTTTAAGGTTAAGGTGTCGGGCGGCTTCGTAAAGGCTGGCGCGGCGGTAGCCGTACTTCGCCTGGACGTCGGCGTAGGTCAGGCCGGCGGCGTGGGCTTCGACGACCGCTTGTTTGATTTTGCCGTAGTTGTTACGGCGGAGGGAGTGGGTTGCCATTTGTTCCAAGGTTTGGCCATCAGTTCGTTCCAGCGATCACGGTCGGCCTTGTTCACCTGCTGGGCTAGTCGTTTCTCGTAGGGGGTGAGCTGCTTGAGGCCGGGACGCATGATTTCTGGCCGACGCTTCTTCACGGCTGCTTGCCCTCCTTGGCGGCGTTCCAGCGTTGGACGGATTGATGAACGATGGTCGGGCCGTTGTAGTCCTTTGCCATCTCCTCGTTGAATTGGATGGAGGAAGCCATCGTGTCCCCGGCCTTGGTCAGCCGCTCGACCTCGGCCTTGAGATTGTCTGTTTCGGCTTTCAGGTGTCGGTAATCGGAGAGCAGGACAAACCTTGGTTCAGACTCACTTCCTGCAATTCGGAGCCGTTCGACCTCGGCCTTGAGGCGGGCGTTCTCGGCTTGCAGTTCCTCGTTAGGGATGATGGTGCGGGTGGTGAAGGCGGTCAGCCGCTCGACCTCGGCCTTGAGTTTCGGGTTCTCGGCCCAAGCCTGAACCATCTCTCCCCACTTCTCGGGTTCGACTGGGATGAAGCGGCCCATCAGTTGTTATAGCAGGCACGACGGATCGTGCGTTCGTGATGCTTCCAGCCGTAGCCCGGAACGTAAGCGCGGACTCGTCCGACGACGTCCTTGCCGACCAAGGTGATCTGGACGCTGATATCGTCGTCGTGGCAACTGAACCCCGTGCAATCCGCCGGCAGGTTTTCCATCATGTTCACGATGGCGTTGTCCGCCCAGGCTTCAAAGCCCAAGCGGTCGATTTGCTCTCGGTCAGGTTTCATCGGAGTTTTTTAAGTTCGGAGTACTTCAGTTTGCCAAGCTGGGGCGTTTCGGCATGATATTTCTTACGCTCGGCCTCGGACACCTTGCGGATGATTGTGATGACCATCTTCTCGTAGACCGGCAGCACAAGTTCGTCGTACTGGGTATGCACGTTGCGCGTCATCACCGTCCATTTCTTGCCCTCGTATTTAATGTCGCTCATCGGTAGATGTGGTAGATTTCAGACGCTACGGCGCGGACGCCGGCGGGGTCAACCGCCAATCGAGTATGCAAGACCTGCATCGACGCCATCATGTCCGCCAAGCTCCCAGCCTCCTCGTCGTTCGCCGGCCCGTATCCAGGCCGCTGCATCTCGACCGTCACGATCTGGGCGTCCAGATGCTTGGCCAGAAACAAGTACTCATTCAGGTAACGCCAGTCCGAGACCAAGGCCACGGGGCGGACGTCGAGCGGCGCGTAGTCCAAGAACATATGCACTTGGGCGTTCAGGTGCCGAGCGAAGATATCTTTATCCACCCCCCGGAGGGTACGGCCTAATTCGACCAGCAGCCCCCTATGGCGAACCTTGAAGTCTTCGGCGTGAAAGTCCCGCTCCCCGGCCTTGAAGACCCCCATCGCCCGAAGCACGTCGTTCGCCCGGTCCTTCAGGACGTCGGCGAACTTGAAGACCTCGGCACGGCAACCGTTGCCGTTGAAGTGTTCCATCAGACAAGCGGCGAAGGTGTCCTTCCCCGCGCGAGCGACGCCGGTGATCATGAAGACCAGCGGCTTGGTATTTTTAGGCATCATAGTTATCGAAGATTCGTCCGTAGATTTTTTGGAGGGGGGACTGGCGGCTCGACCCCTTTTGCATCCGCCAGTCGGAGGCGATGGCCTTCGACGCCGAGTCCTTGGACAGACGCTCGGCACCGCGCACCCCGAACTGCTGGAGTTTGCGGACCTGCTTGATGGTTGCCAGATTAAGGGCTTCCCGTGCCTTCAGGCGGGCGATCATCCAGTCGGCTTGGTCAGCGGTCATCCCACGGGCGTAAACGCCGTAGGAGGCAAGCGAGTTGGCTTGGTAGTGGAACATCGAAGAGTCCGACGTCGACGCCGGCAGGACAAACCCGAAGACGGCACAGGCGACGGAAAGGTCGACTAGCCCCAGTTCCTTGGCTTCCTTCGTGGCCGACCGCTGCTCTTCAGCGGCGATACGGCGAAGCATGGCTTCCTCCGCCTGGCGGTCGCAACCCTGCGCGGCGTCCAGAGGGTCATGCGAACCCTGAATCTGGGCGGACTTGGCCTGCGGGTGAACCGTGAAGGCGTCCGCCGGCGTGAAGGAATTCTCGCCGCTGATCCACATGGGGTCGAGGATGAGGCAATCGGTCTTGCCCGGAGCCGTGCGGAGGCCACGCCCTATCATCTGGCACCAGAGGGCACGGGACTGGGTCGGACGCAGCAGGATGACGCAATCGGTTTCCGGGGCGTCGAAGCCCTCGGTGAAAAGGTTGACGTTGCAGAGGACACGCAGGTCGCCGTTCTTGAAGGCGTCGACGGTGCCGGCACGGAACTTGCCCGTGCTGCCGTCGGCGTGGCCGGCCTCGATGCCGCGCTGGCGGAGGTGGGCGACCAGGCGGAGCGAAGAGTCGACGTCAGGAAGGAAGGCGATGGCCTTCTTGCGGTCCCAGCGGTTCAGCTCGGTCACGATGCTGTCGGCGACGGCTTCCAAGGCGTCCTCGTAACCGCGCAGGCGGATCAGGCTCATCTCGACGGGCATCTTCTGGGCCATCGGGCGGACGAGGTGACCCTGCTCGATAAGGGTGCGGATGGCGATCTCGTAAGCCGTCTCAAAGCCGACCGTCTCCAGACGCTGGCGGTCAAGGCGGTCAGGCGTGGCGGTCACGGCGACCTTCGGGCCGGTGAAGGCTGCGTTGAACTTGGCCCACGACGAGGCGACGGCATGGTGGGCTTCGTCGAAGACGACCAGCGCGGTGGCCTTGTCTTCGGCGGAGATGTGGTCGAAGTCAGCGGAGAAGACGGATAGGGCTTCGCCGACGACGCCGGCACGGGTCATCGTCGCAGCCGCCTGGTCAATCAGTTCCTTGCGGTGAGCGACGAAAAAGCACTTGCGGTTCGTGCCGGCCTGCCAGCGGTGCATGATGCTGGAGGCGATGACGGTCTTTCCGGCACCCGTCGGAGCGATTACCAGCGGGTTGACGCCCTTGGCAAGGTGCGACAGCGCGGCGGTGACGGCGGCTTCCTGATAGTCTCGGAGCTTGAGTTCCATGTTAGTTGGCGAGGTTGCGGTACTTGCTGCCGTCGACGATGATATAGCGGGGACGCTTGTTACCGCAGCGGAGGACGATGTAATCAACGTCAGGATTGGCCTTGAAGATGCAGGCGTACTCGGTGCCGGACATACGCTTGTCCAGCCAGTAGCGGCTACGCTCGCCGCCGTCGCAGGCGACGACGGAACAGACGTGGCTCGGGTATTCGCAGAGCCAGATCGTGTGCGTCCAGTTGTCTTCGATTTCGGGATTGAAGGAGACTTCGTGTTCAATCGGTTCCTTGAGGGCTTCAAGGACGTATTGAAGATACTTCTTCTTGGACATCTTGCTGGTGTCGATTTCATCGCGCACGAACGAGATGAGTTGTTCTTCGGTGATTTTCATGGGTGTTATGGGTATTATGCGGGTGGCGTCCTTTGTTGTGTGCATCGGCGTCGGCAACACAAGCACAAAAAAGGAGGAACTTTCGTTCCCCCTTCGGTATCGCCTTTACCCCCCTTTAGAAGGGGGCAATCACCGGGCCGTTGGGCAGGCGGGTGAAGAAGGACGCCTGGTAGGCCACCCCCTCCGTCCCGTCCTTCTTGGTGTACTTACGCTCGGTCACGCGCACCTTGAGGTTTCGTCCCTTGGCACGGGCCAGAATCTTCTCAAGGAAGGTCTCGTCGACCTCCAGCTCGCCGCCGGCGACGTACTCCTTGACCTCCTCGTCCGTGGCCGAAGCAGCAAGGAACTGCTCCAGGCGTTCGTGACCGCCGCTCTTGTCCGGCTTGGCGAACAGGTCGCCGAAGACGGTTTCGCCTTCGCTGGTGACGAAGGTGATGCGGGCGTACAGGTCGGCGCGGGGCGGGAGGTAATCCTGCTTCGCACCCTGCACGGTCGCCGTGTAGGTGCCGGCCTTGGTCACATACTTGCGATCCTCGGCGGCGTTGGGGTTGAACTTGAATGCCATGTTATGGTATTGGGTTATGGGTTGTGGTTAGGGGAGAGTTACTGCACCCACTTCGGGAGCGAGAGCGTCTGGACTTCCTGCGAGTAGCCCGGGTACTGCCTGAACTTGTTGCACGAGGCGAAGAGGTCAATGGCGGAGTTCATCAGGACAAGACCCTTCTGGTGCGCGGCCTCGTCGAGCGTGTAGGTCGCCCAGCAGTTCGGGAAGTCCTTCTCGACGGCGAGGAAGACAAACTGATCGGCATGGGCCAGCGTCATATACCATGCGGATTGCAAGAAGTACATATAGTTGGCGATATCACGACCAAAGGAATTCGCGCCGGCGTCCATTGTGGTTTTGACGTCTACCACGATACGTTTGCCGCTCTTCGTCGTGATGATGGCGTCGAGCCTGCCCTTGATATCGGTGCCGTTAACACGTCCGACCATCGGGACTTCCGTGATCATCGATTCGCCGTCGAAGTCCTTCATCAACTTATCAAGGCCGGCACGGGCAGCAATGGACACATTGGTGACCAGCTCGCCGTCCTTCTGGCTGATGGCTTCCTGACCAGGCTTGAGCGTGGACTGGAATGCGGCCCAGATTTCTTTTCCCTCTTTGGTGCGTTTGTCACAGTCCGGGGCGACGACTACGGTGGCGTCGAAGACCTTCGGCTGGAGCGAGGCGAGGTGGATCAGGGTGCCGAGACGCTGGGCCGGCGTCTGCTCGCTGCGGTCACGGTCGAGGTAGGCGAGGTAGTGCGCGGGGGACCGCAACAGTTCTTTCGCGCCGCTCTGGCTCAAACCGGGATGGTTGATGTACTCTTCGTCGGGGATTTGTTTGCTCATGGGAGGTAGAGGATGTGGGCGGTGAACCAGGCGTTAGCCTTGGCAACCATGTAGATGGCCAAGGCGACGGTCAGGAAGGTCGTGATGCCGGTCAGAGACCAGAGGAAGTAGTCCTTGTCCTTGTCGCGCCACATGGCCACGCAGATTGCGATTGCGAAAAGCATAAGGCAGATGCAGACGACGCCGTCCATCATGCTTTCGAGAGGGATAGAATGATCCATGTCAGTTCTTGGTCAGGTTGCGGTAGTTGGCGACGGCTTCGGTGCTGACGATGCCACGCAGGTAGGCGACCTCCTTCATTAGGTCGACGTTCTGCTCGCGCAGGTCGTTCAGCTCAAGGCGGACCTCGAAACAGTTCTGGCTCATCTGGTGGACGATCTGCGTCAACGCCTTCACCTGCTCTTCCGGCGAGCGGTCGGGCAGGGGCTTGAATTCGTGGACGATTTCTTCGGGGGGGTGGCTCATAGGGAAAGGTGCGAGTCGACGGCGGAGAGGAACGGGCCAGGCTTCTTGCAGAGGGTGTCGGCGGTCTCAGACGAGATGTCTGCCCAACCTTGCTCGGGAGTCAAGAAGCCGGTCATGCGTAGCACGGCGACGGCGGCGTCCCGCTTGGCTTCAGGGACGAGTTCGTCGAGGGTGAGGGTATTCTGTCGGGCGAAGGGCTTGGAGGGCGTGGCGTCGAGTTCTTCGACGACGTAGGTGCCGAAGCAGCACTCCGGGGCGATGAGGCGGACGCCTTCGCTGATCGCACGGGCGGTCAACATCCGGCGCGGCCACTTCTTCCAGTTGTCCTTCAACTTGCCGTCCTTACCGAGGGCGGTGCCGTTGCCGACGTACTCCTTCATGTCGGCGACGATATCGGCGGACGAAGTCCCCTTGCGGAACGTGGCCTTCACCTTCTCGTCGGTACGCTCCGTCCAGGCGACGGTGCCGCCAGCCTGCTGGAACTTGGCAAGCAAGGCGTCGGAGCGGATGGCGAGCTGACCTTGGATGAAGTGGTACGTCCGCGCCAGTTCCAGCGGGGACTTCTTTTCGACCATGCACTGCATGGCCAAGATTTCGCCCTGCTCCGGCTTGTCCAAGCCGAAGATGCCGGACTTGAAGATGGCCAGCCCGAGGGTCTTGATCGCCTGCATCGGGTCGGAGATGCGGTCGTACACGCCGGAGGCGGCGAGTTCGGCGGACTGGGGCGTCACGGGGACGAGTTCGTTGTTTTCCATGTTAAGCGACGAGGTAAGCGAAGAAAAGGAACAGACCGCCGATCATCCAAAAGACGATGCTGGCAAGCATACCCGTGGCCATGTCGTCGTCGGTCTTGTCGGCGGCGCGGCGAGCCTTGAGGACGCCGAGGCCGGCGACGGTGGCCACGCTGATGAAACAGACGGCGGTCACCAGCAGGAAGATTTCAAGAACGGTCTTCATCAGGCAGCGGCCTTGGCGGCGGCGAGGAGTTTGCGGCTGGACACCCGGCGGAGGACGCCGTCCAGCATCATGTTGTAGGACACTTTCGTGTTGACGACGTAGGGCTTGAGCCGACGCGCCACGGTGCCGTCCGAAAGGACGACGTACTCGGTGTCTGGGATGGAGGCCAGCAGGCGAGCTGGCGGGGTCTTGATTAGTTTCTTGATCATGGGAAGATT